CGACGGTAATCAAAGTTTTGGAATTAAATAAATAAAGGATTTTAAAATGGTAATTCAAAGAAAATTAAACAAAAATAAAGATTATGATGCACAATTTGCATTAAATATCACATCTAAATCTGTGAAGTTCATATCTGATTTTTTAAATGTAGAAACAGACACGGCAAAATCTATTAAAGATAATGATTCTTGGAATAATAGAATTTTAATCAGAACACCATATAATACTAAGAATATAATTGCATTAAGTATTAATGATTATTATATGGACTCTAAATTGTATTCAAATGGACATCCAAGAGTATCAAGTGAATTTAGAATATTATTTACTAACTTTATAGAGCAATTGAATTTGGATGATATATTAGTATTGTGTGCAATGGTTAATGAAAATTTAGAATTAGATTTTCAAACTGTATATGATTTATACAAATCAACAACTAAGAAATCAAGAGAACTATATTATTATTTATTCAATTCTGATGGTTGTAATTACGATGTTTCAGAGTTACATAAATATCAAAGAAGTAGAAGTATTAACACACATTTTTATACAGAATATAATGGATTAGATGAATTTAAATCTGTATTTAATGAACAAGTTTTATTTCCACTTACAAAATTAGTTAAATGTGAATACACAGATAAAATATTTCAAATAAATAAGAGAAATGTTGTTGGCGAATTATGCTATTATGTAAGTGGTGGAGAATATATTGATTCTGATTATTATGATAATAATTTCCAATGTTGTGATTCTTGTTCAAATGATTTTCATCAAGAAGATTTATTTTATTGTGAAGATGAAGATGAAATGTATTGTGAACGATGCACAGATAATTACAATGATGACAGAGTATCAGATTCAATTCATTCTTATTCATATAAACCAAGTCCAATATTTTTCCATAATGATGCTAAAAAATCCAAATTAGATTCTAATTCAATACCTTTAAAAGATACTTTATATTTAGGTTTAGAATTAGAGATTGAAGCAAGAGATTCTTCCGTTAATATGCAAGTTGATGCAAATGAAATAAATGGACTATATAATGGTTTATTTTATTGTAAATCAGATTCATCAATATCTGATGTGAATGATGGATTTGAGATTGTATCACATCCAATTACATTTAATGGAATTAAGAGTTTAGATTTAGATAAAACATTATGTAATTATTCAAATTATTATAAGTCTTTTTATTCTCGTAATTGTGGGATGCATATTCACTTATCAAGAAAGTCCTTTAATGATATACAATTGTATAAATTTGTATTGATGATGAATCAATATCAATCATTAGTACATTTAGTATCGCAAAGAAGAAGATTAAGTGAGTACGATTCTTGGTGTGCATTTAATAAAAGTACATCTGATAATGTAAAAAATCGTGCATTCCATAATATTAAAAATCAAAAAGAAAATGCTTCGTATATATCGGCAAATGGTACATCAAGAAAAACGAAATTAAAATTTCAAACAGATGTTCGAGTTGGTGGTAGGTATCAAGTAGTTAATATGCAAAATTATGCAACAATTGAAGTAAGAAGTTTTAAAGGAAATTTAAAATATGAAGGATTTATGAAAAATGTTGAGTTTGTACATTCAATGTTTTATTTTTGTAAATCTACATCATTACAAGATTTGAATGTAAAATCATTTATTGATTTTGTTCAAAGAGATTCAAGTTCATATAAGAATTTAATTAAATTCTTTGATGATAATAAATCTCAATTAAAAAAGATAATACAAAACCCAAACGAAATAATATAGAAAGGAATATTATGTGTTTATTAGTAGTTCAAAAGCCAAATGCGAAAATGAGTAATAAGCAAATTGAAAATGCTTGGATTAGGAATTCAGATGGTAGTGGATATTCATTTTGCAAAGACAATAAAATCATAACTAAAAAATATATGGATTTAAATGACTTTAAATCGAATTTGAATAATGATTGGAATTCAAATAAAGATAAAGTTTTTTTAATTCATTTTAGATATGCAACACACGGAATTACAGATGTTTCAAATGTGCATCCATTCAAAGTAAATAATGGATTAGTATTTGGACACAATGGAGTAATTAATTGTGTTGATGATGATAATCAATTATCAGACACACAAGTATTTAATAATACCATTTTAAAGAATTTAAAAAATGGATTCTTGAAAAATGATGCTATTAAAAAATTGATTAGTGAATCAATTGGAAATTCTAAACTTGCTTTTTTAGATAATCAAAACAGATACACAATAATTAATTCATATCTTGGAAATTGGAATCAGAACAAATCAATATGGTTTAGTAATGATTCACATAAAAAATCAAAAGTCGTTGTTTATGGTGGAAATTACAACGGATGGCATAAATACAACCATATACAAAATGATTTTAAATTTGATGAAGAAAATACCAAATCAAAAAGATGCGATTGGTGTTTATCTGATTCTGTTGATTATGGTGTAAATCAAAATGGAACAGTTGTCTGTGATACTTGTGATGATGACTTTAAATCTTATAATATATAATAGAAAGGATGAAATGGATTTCATACAATGGTGTTTATTTGTTGCGATAATTTGGGCATGTTCTAAGTTATTGATGTTAATATTAGATAACATTTAAATACATAAATAATAAATAAAAAAAGGCTCTTCATTGAGCCTTTTTTTTTATCTTAAATATTTTATTAATCAATCTTAAATCAATCTTAAATCAATTATTAAATCAATCTTAAATCAATCTTAAATCCAATCTTAATTCAATTTTAAATCAATCTTAAATCAATATTAAATCCAATCTTAATTCAATCTTAAATCCAATATTAAATCCAATCTTAATTCAATCTTAATTCAATCTTAAATTAATTTATACAAAATATATTATTAATTTTGTAAGTGGTTTTGTAAGTGGTTATTTATTGTATTTTTTTGAGCCAGCTTTTAATGCAGCATATTTCCCATGATCAAATCCCATGATCAAAATTTTACTTTTTTTTAGCCCAGACACCAGCTTTGAGTTACTACTTCTAATCTCAATTATTTCAACCTCAGAATTCCTATTATATTTTAATGAGAATTCCGGCCTTCAATGCCTGGCGATGGTCAGCTCAAATCTTGAGCGGCTATTTTTCTTTAGAGCTATGTAGTTGGGATTATATTACGGTAAGAATTCCATTTTATATTTAGCTGGTAATTACTAAAAATGCTTAAAACCACTAAAAATTTGCAAAATCACAAAAAAACGAGGCTCAAAAATAGCCTTTTTAGCCACTTTTTTAATGTATCGAATACCAAAGTATAGCCCAAAATAGCCCTTTTTTGCTTATTTTCTTTGGATTTATCGTCAATTTATCTTTAAATTAAAGGGTTATTTGACATAGAGAAAGGAAAATATTATGAAAATTAATACATTAATTAAGAAAATAGAATCCATTGCTAATAAATTTGACATAGATTCTGATTGTTTATATGAACAAATAAATTTAGATAGTATAAATGATATAGATTATAAAATTGTTGGCAATGATAATAAAGCAAAAGTTAAATTAATTATGAAAGGATAAAAATGAAACAACTAACAATAAATGAAGTTATTAAAAGGCTTCAAGAAGTTAAATCAAAACACGGAAATTTAAAATGTGTTGCAAGTATTGATGATGAAGGTAATGCATTTAATAAAGTAATTTTTCATTCAACACCAATGAATGTCAATAAAGATGGGGAGTTTATTGATGATAATGAAAAGAATGTTAATTGTGTTTGCATTAATTAAGTGTGCAGTTAGAAAAGGGGTAGTCTTTGGGCTACCCTTTTTTTTGTTATTGATCAGTTTCGATGATCAGTTCCAGGGATCAGCAGTTCCCAGGACTTATTCCGGCCTTCGTGAAGAAAAATAGATCACCCAAATTTACCTTTATAATAGAGCAAGAATTCCTTCTTATAATTAGGTAAGAATTCCTATTATATTTGAGTAAAAATTCGTAAATTACACCTATGGAAAATACCAAATTATTTGTTTATGGCACTTTAAAAAAAGGCTTTAGCAATCATTCAATTATTCAAAAAACTACATATGTTGGGGATTTTATATCCATTGATAAGTTTGATTTATCAGGTTATGGATTTCCAAAAATATATCCAAACGATCAAGGTAAAAGGATCAAGGGAGAAATTTATGATCTTTACGAACAAGATTTTATTTCAACAGATATGTTAGAAGGTAATGGTAGTTTTTATCGACGAGAAATTAGAAAATTCCAAAGAAACAATGAAATTATAGAGGCATGGGTTTACATAATTTTACAACCTGGCAGCAGCATTGAAGTTCCAGGAAACATTATTGATTGGGATTATAATTTAACTGAAAATTCCTTTTATATTTAAGCAAGAATTCCTACTTATAAATAGCTTATAATTACTTATTATAACCTTAACATTATGCCTATTGTATCCAAAAGGGTAGAATCCATCTAATCCCCTAATTAAAGAGGTTAGATTTACCCTTTTATTATGCCTACTGTAGAGCCATTATGGGTATTATAAGCCAATAGAAACCTATAATTGACGAGGCACTTTCATAAAAACTATCTTATGTGGAATGGGAGCACTCGCTGTTTAATCTTCCCTCGTTGTTATATTCCAAAATCCCTTTTTGTGCAACTAAAAATAAACACTTACACCGCAAAAAGTAATCAACCAAACCAATGTAAGTTTCATAAATTACTAATTTCTTATTTTATATCCAAATAAATAAATAAATGTAAAAAATACTTGGTTTATATATAAATTAATTTTTAACTTATTGCATAAAATGGAGGCAAAAGTAATGTCAAAACAAGTAGAAAATAAATTAAAAGAATATATACATATGTCAGGTTATAAAACAAACTTTTTAGCTGATCAGATGGGTTGTCATCCAAGCGACATATCGCATTATATTTCAGGAGATAGAGTTCCTAATAGGGACAGACTAAGTAAATTGTGTAATGTTTTAAAAACATCTCCTACTATTAAAAAATGTAATCTTAAAGATTTATATCCAAGTATTAGATTCACAAGAGAGGCTACTTACGATGAGTGATTACTGGTATTGGAAAAAAATGAATCCAAGAGATGGATACACAAAAGAGATAATAAACGAATTATCTCATTCAACAATAATGTATGAACAAGAATATAAGGAATGGGATTTATCCCATTAGAAAGGATAATAATGAGTGATTTAAAAGTTACTTATAAAGATGTATGGGTTGCTTTGAGAGCATTTGATACATCTTCAATTCAATATAAAAAACAATCTTTAGATTATATAGGATGGGCAGATGCTTGGGCAACCTTGATGGATAATTTTCCACAAGCTACCTATAAATTTGAAGAACCGACTTTTTATGGAGAAGAAGGTAAGAAAACTTGTGAAGTAATTTGTACTGTAAGCATTGGAGAATTAGAAAGAACAATGTCTTTAGCAGTTATGAGTTCAAGTTTACCTATGAAAAGCATTGTAAATCCAACATCAAGAGATATTGGGGATGCACAACAAAGATGTCTTGTAAAAGCAATTGCTATGTTTGGATTAGGTTTGCATTTATGGGAAAAAGGAAATACTTCATTAGGTAGTGTATCTAATGATGATGAAGCCGATTTTTAAAATAAAGGAGATACAAATGGCATTCGAAAAGAAACCTAACAAAGGTTATTTATTTCAAAACAAAGATAGAAAATCTGATAATAGTCCAACGACTACAGGTTATTTAGTTTTAAGCAAAGATCTGGTAGAAAAAATGCTTAAAAGAAATGACTTTGAAGTTAAGATAGCAGCTTGGCTTGATTCTGAGAAAAAACAACATAGTGTTTCTGTTGATACTTGGAAATTTGACCAACCAATGAAAGATGGGAATACTGATACTACTGATGTTCCTAATTTTTCATCAGATTCAATACCTGTGTAGTATTATAATCGATTAAAGGGGGGCTTACCCTATTAACACCCACACTTACAAGCCCCCTTATAATCAGAAAGGATAAAATGAAATTTAATTTTGAGAGAGTTATGGAATTTGAAGAATTTTGGAAATTATATCCAAGGAAAGTAGCAAAGTATTCTGCTAAAAAATGTTGGGATAAACTAAGTAAAAAAGACATTTCTATTGTTGAAAAAGTAATCAATGGACATATAACAATATGGCAAGAAAAAGAATTACAATTTGTTCCCCATGCAAGAACTTGGTTAAATCAAAAAAGATTTGAAGATGAATTAGAACCTTTGAATAAAAAGAACCCTTCTGCTAATGCTATAAAAGATTACAAGAAGATGGACAAACTAAAGCTTCAATGGAAAGAAGCAGAAAAAGAAGTTGCTACAGAAGATGAGATTAAGGATGCTTTAGGTTCTTTTTTTAAAAAAAGAAAAAGGTAATGAATAAGGATAGTAAATATTATATAGACATTATCTTAACATTAGTTGAATATGTTGTAGTGGTAGTTGGTAGTTTTTATTTGTGGAGATTTTTATTTAACTTATTACTGAGTGTCTTCTAATGAGTCCTGAAGATAAAATAAAAGATTATTTTAAAAAAGAAGGTAGTGAAATGAATGAAATGACAGATAAAGAGATGGTTGATTCTTTGTTGAGAACATTAAATGTGGTTAAAAATGAATTGTCTGTAATAAAAGCAGAGTGTTCAAAAATGAATGATATTAACAAATTAGCTATGGAAGGATTAGTTGCTATAGCTAAATTTGGAGATTCTCAAGAGATAGCAATTAAAACCATTAGTCAAATAGATAATTTGCAAAACAATTAAGAGGTGTTTGGAACAATTCGTTAGGTTCTTTAAATCCTTTCAACCTAACAATTAAAGAGTTCGATTCTCTTTACCTCTACAATGGCGCGGCTTTTTTATAAGCTTAGAGTCGGATCTAAGTAATGTCAATTACTAAACGGTTAAATTAGTCGTGCCTAAAATTTCAAAAGCTTTTTAAAACAAGGGTATCACAAATGAAAAACAAAACAAAAAATCAATATGTTTTAGATACATATAGGATGCAGCTAAAACATTATTTCGAAAAAGGAATAGGAGAAGAATCAGAATTATCAAATAAAACTATTATTACACCTCAATTAGTAAAAATAACATTAGACAGATATTTAGAATTAGGTGGAAAATTAAATTTTATGAATGTTGATAATAAAGATTATATAGAGTTTTTAGAAGATTGCAAACTATGTTAAATGAGTGTTTTTAATGTAGCGAAAATTATAAGATTAAAGTATCATTTTATATGTGAAATGTGTGGAGTTAGTAAGAATGGTAAGCAGTTCCAGTACAAAGCTTATTCTTATGTGTCTACATATAAAGCACCACTTTTAGAGGTGTGCGAAGATTGTGTTTATAAAGAAATATATGGGAATAAATCTTGGAGAAAAAAGAAAATACAAAAAGTTCTGGAATAAATGTCTTAGACTTATTTAGTGGTATAGGTGGTTTTAGTTTAGGATTAGAACAATCAGGACAACAAATTAATTGGCATGGTTTTTCTGATATTGATAAATATGCTAATGAATTATTTAAAAGGAGGTTTCCAAATGCAAAAGAGCTTGGATCAGTTGTCGATGTTTCCTATAAATCAATCGGCAAAAAAATTAACTTACTTACAGGAGGATTTCCTTGCCAATCCTTCTCCATTGCAGGGTCTCGGGGTGGATTCTCAGACACAAGAGGAACATTATTTTTTGAAATCGAAAGGATTCTACGAGATTTCATCGAAAATAAATCTCCCATACCTTTGTTTTTACTCGAAAATGTTAAAGGTTTACTTAACCACGACAATGGACGAACTTTTGCTACAGTCTACAGAGTTTTGTCCAACCTTGGTTATACCGTTGAATGCCAATTGGTTAATACTCGCTGGTTTCTCCCCCAAAATAGAGAGCGGATATTTATCTTTGGTAGATATAATGGAAACCCAAGTGGACAAAAAGTTTTTCCTATCAGACAAAATGAAGAAAAGACTAAAAACAATGGACAAGAAATAAATATATCTAATGCTTCCCCAAGAGAGTTTGGGTGGAAAGATATAAGCCCAGCTTTATGTGCAAGAGATTATAAAGACCCTAAATTAGTTAAAGTTGCAGATTTTAGAAATGATGAAGGGTTAAGGATTAGAAAAGATTTAATATCCCCTTGCTTATCAAATAGAAGACATTCAGAGAAAGACATATCAACTATGCCACCTATTGTAATGCATTCAACACAGCCAAGAAGTGGTAATCCAAAGCAAGGTGGTACCGGCCCTTTATCTAAAGATGATGGAACAACATATTGTTTAGACACAGGAAACACACAAGCTGTAGAATACAATGAATCATCAATCAGAAGATTAACTCCTATAGAATGTGAGAGGCTGCAAGGGTTTCCAGATAATTGGACAGATGGACAATCAAATACACAAAGATATAAACAGTTAGGAAATGCAGTTAGTGTTCCTGTTATAAAATCAATAATGGAAAGGATATTCAATGGATTATAAAGGAAGTTTTGTAGAAAGAGTTGAAAGTTTTGATGTTGCAGAAATTGAATGCGAATCATTTTTAAAGAAAAAGAAAATAGATTATATAAGATATGGCTTTGATCATAATAAAAGAATTAAATCAGATATATGGTTTAAGTTGCCTCAAGTTATAAGAAATAAGCCTGATTTCATTGTTTTTCAATCGAAAAGTTCTTTCTTAGAGGTAAAGGGTTGTAGAGATGTTTTAAAGATAAAATTAGCAGATTTTAAAAGTTATGATTTCTATAATAAAATTATGCCTTTGTCTTTCTTTTTTTATTCAACTACATTTAGGCAAGTTAAAATGACAACATACAAAGAATTAAAAATACTTACTACAATATGTCCAATAGGAAAATATGAGGATAATAATAAAGAGTATTATAAAATAGATTGGGGTTCAATAGATGATATGCGAAGTATGCAAAAAAAATAGAATACAAAAAGTGATAGCAGAATCCAAGAAAGCTATGGAAAGATTTACTAAAAAATTAAAAGAGGAGAAAGATGGTTTACTTAATACAGGGAGTTGATGATTATTATAAAATAGGATTTTCTAAATCAACAGAAACTTTTAAAAATAGAATAAAGTCTTTGCAAACAGGTTGTCCTGTCGAAATAAAAATAATAAAACAAATTGACGGAACTCTTAATGATGAATCTAATCTTCATAAAAAATATTCACTTTTTAAAGAAAAAGGAGAGTGGTTTAAGTTTAACGATTTTATTTTAAGGCAAATTTGTCATTTTATGGAAACATTAGAAAATTTAAATAATACTAAATTTATAACAATAAAAGAATTTGATTATAGAATTGAGAATAAATTAGAATACAGATATACGAAAAATTGCTATAAAATTATGGAAGAAAATCTTATATATTGTCCTGGAACTTTAGATGAAAGTAGCTTTAATTGGAGTGAAGTAAATTTAAGTTATTTGAAAAACCTTACAATAGAAGATTATCAACTTTTATATGATTGGATTTTAAAACATAATAAAGAGTTTTTTAAAGAAGATAATAAATATTTTATGTTTGACATTCTAAGATCAGATGAATTTGATTATTATCGTAAATGTGTTTTTAATTTAAATAAAATAAAAACTATTCTTGAAAACGATACATTTAAATCGCTTTCTAATTTAATAGGAACTGAAAATAAAATATGGGAACAATTAATAGATATTCACGGAGAAGCTTCCCCATACTTTTTGCAAAACCCTTATAATAAAAAAATAAAATCATCAAGAAAGGAAATAAATTATGAGCCATCCAAGTAAATTAAAAGGTAATAGATTTGAAAGAGAAATAGTTGATAAAGCAAAAGATGTAGGTTTAGATGCTAAAAGAGCTTGGGGAAGTAATGGTATGGCTCTTGGAGAACATCCTGAAGTTGATTGCATTATTGATAAATCTAAAATACAAGCCAAGGTAAGAAAAAAATTACCGGCCTATCTTATACCTTCAGAAGAAGTAGATGCAGTTGTATTTAAACAAGATAGAGGAGAGATACTTATGCTGCTTAGATACGAAGATTGGTTATTTGAACAAAAAAGATTTGATGAATTAAAACAAATAGGTTTTGATGTACTTACAAACAAAAAGGATAAATAATGTTAGATAAAAACAAATCTCCAAATCAAAGAGATGATTTATTAATTGCACCTAAAAAATGCAAAGAATGCAATGAAGACATTAAAAAAGAAAACTTAGTTAGAAACGGAGGGTACTGTGGTTTTCAAAAAATATGTAGAATTTGCAAGAATAAAAACAGTTTAAAATATAGTAGAAAAAAACAAGCTATAATAAAAAACAATCCTTTATGGTAACTACCAAACCTCTCTAATTTTTAAAGATATATCATAAACTTTGTAAGCAACTTGTTTTATAGATAAAGAATCCTGATCTAAAACACATATAGCAAATTGATCTGGATTACTATTAGTGTTATCAGGTTGGAATATAAACTTATCTCCATTGCCTACTTTATTTAACACCTGTGCTATAAAAGAATCGTCGTTGTTTAAAGTATATTCAAAGTTATTTCCTTCAGATGTAATATCATTAGAATTGTAATCAGTAGAATTTTCTAAATAATCATTAGCCATATAGTTTGATGAAAATAAATTAACATCAGAAATGTAAGAAAACTTTAAATTCCAATTTCTTCTGCCATTTCTTTTGAAGATTCCTTGTGATTCTCCAACAGAAAAACATTCTACTTTATTACCATCTTTATCATTCCAAAATGGAGAGCCGCTGTACCTAACATTTGTTAATGTAGAGCCACTCATAGTTTGTACAGAATTATAACCATCAAATTCTATTTCCATAGTCAAGTCTAAGTCTGCTGATTCATTCATATCATAGTAAGAGCCAAGACTAACAGAACCTGCAAATTTATCTTCTGATAAATACATATGACCAAACTTTAAATTATCGTCATTAGGATTTATATCTCCAATCATTATAGATGTTCCTATATTGTAAGTTTCAGAAAAATTTAATATTTCTTCTTTATTGCCTATTTGTGCTAAATCAAAACTATTTATTAATTCTTCATATTCTATATTGTGGTTTATCATAGAAAAATAAAATTTATTAGGATTGCATAATTGATTAAATGAAAATCCTAAGTCAAGTATTTGACTACCACCAATGCTTTCTTCTAAAAACTTAACAGGTGTTATTGGATTTAAAGTAAATAAAGACTTATCAAACCCTTCTCCATAATCTGCTCCTATTGAATTTAGATATGTTGGTATATCTATATAAAATCTTGGTTTTCCTACATTTTGATAAGCCATTATTACTTACCTCCTTCATATTTTAAATTATTTGTTTTTTCAGTTTGCCTTGATGCTCTTTCTCTTGGTGGTCGAATTGGCTTGTTATTTAATGGTTTTACTGTAGATGTTTCTACTCTTTGACTTGCTTTTTCTAATGGTTTAAATTTTGTTTTTTGTGAAATTTCAATATTTGATTTTAACATAGTTTCTTTTTTTGTAAATTGTTTTTTTTCTAATCCAAAAGGAAAAGGTCTTTCTATCTTAACTTTTGGTTCATCATATAATATTAAAGTGTCGTCTTCCATATTAGTTTTTGCTTGATTTAAAAGTTGTTCATTTTGTATGTTTTCAAAATCTGAAACAATTTTACTTCCATCAAAATTCATTATAAAACAATTGTATATTTGTATGTTTCCAGAGTATTCAAATATTAGTTTTGGTATTTCTTCTTTAAAAACATTGCATATAATTATTGTGCTTTTTCCTATCTTTGAAACTACAGTTAATGGAAGTTTGCTTTCAAAAGTACCAATACCAGAGAAATTAATTAATATGCTTGAAGGTATTCCATTCATATCAATTTCTAATTTATTTTCCACAACAGACAAAGTTGAATTTGTAACAATTTGAACTTTGTTTTTATTCTTAGTTTTTAAATATTGTAAATTTTTGTATAATTTTATTAAAGACATAATTACTCCGATTGTAAAATTTGATTTACTAATTCTACTAAATCATTAACATTAATTTGATTATCTTGATTTACATCTCCGACTAATCCTATTGCATCTGAATAAGGCATATCTCCTAAAATATATTCAATTAAAGATACAACATCTGAAACATTTAGGTTTCCATCTCCATTTAAATCTCCAATGATTGGAGTTACTCCATCTAATATTAAAGATATGCTATTTAAATCTAATTGATCAATAGAACCATCGTTAGTTAAATCTGCTGAAATCTTTTGTTTTGATGTTAATTTAATATCAATCCCAGCTATAATATTCATATATATTAGTTGGTCATCTAATGTTATATGTGAATTAAAATATTCTAACTCTAAATTTTCAGTATCATAGGCATTAGTTCCTAAAATACTTCTCCTTGAAACACTTCCTTTGCCAGCAGTAAAATCTCCAATAAGTTTATGCAATTGCATACACTCAACTTTTATGTCTGTATTTGATTTTGTTATAGAGTTTATTATAAAATATTTATATATTTTTTGACCATTTCTATAAACATTATTAGATGTATAATCTTCTCCAAATGCTTTTAATCCATTTACAAGTTCATTAAATTCAATAACATCTCCGACTTCTAATTTTAAATATTTTAATGGTAATGTGCATTTTATAATTGTATGTTGATTACAATTGAATAAATATATATAATCTCTAAGGTTACTTGCAGACTGATAATCCCTTATATAGTTGCTTTCAAATTCTAAAATATTATCATCTCTTTTTAAACCTAATAAATCATAGTTATAACCTTGGCTTGACCATTGCTCCTGTCCATCAATAACTTTATAAACCTCTTTTCCATTTTCTCCATTACCAAAAAAGTCATAACCATCACAATATCCCGTTTCTCTTTTGTAATTATCTTCTTCGTAATCCTTCTTATACTTAACATTAACTAATGTTTTTATATTTTCTGATGGAGTTCTTGATATTTCAAATTTTATTATATCATTTGCTTTTATAACTAAGTCGGAATCAGTATAC